CACAGACCGCGCTCTGTGCGGGCCAGTAATAGTCCGCATAGTAGGTGGTCGAGCTTCCGCCAACAACGCTCGTCATGCGGATGAACGGATACCGCTTATCCTTGCCGAGCTCCTTGACGTACCCGCCGTCCTTTGCCATCTCGTAGGACAGCTTCACATAGTCGGAGGAGACCGTGCCTCCTGCGTACTTCGTCGGGTCAGGCAGGTAGTTCATGTAATACTTGTAGTTGCCCTCGCTGCCCTCTCTGGTTGCGAGAACGTCCGCAACATTGACCCATACGTTTGCGTAGGGGTTCTCCTTGCCACGGTAGATAAAGGGGTATTTGCCGCTCGTGTTGTCCACAGTGGAGCCGGAGCTGGCCGCCACAACATCGGCCGCGCCGTTTACCCACGGACGGGAGCTCACATGGCAACCCTCGGCAACGCTGACTGCTGCGCCGTCGAAGTAGAGGTAGGTCTGGTCCGTGCTCTTGTCCTCGATTTTGGTAACGATGCGGTTCTTGGCAACTTCATCGCTCCAAATGTTGCTCTTGGACAGGCTGATAGTCTGGCCGACGACGTAGTCTGCTGCCTGCGCTTTCGTAATGAGGATGCGGTTCGCGCTGTCCTCTGCTGCCAGCGCAACATGAGAATCAGAATACGGCAGGGTGCTTGCGCCCATGATGACAGTCTGCACGTCTTTCGTGCCAAACTCAATCATCATCAGCAGGCCGTCGATGTAGTTATCGACCGCCAGCATACCGGTGTACTGGGAGCCCAGCTTCTTGATGTCGGTCGCCCATCCGTTCAGGCTGTTGTAGTCGCTGAATACGCCGCTCCGGCTCGTGGGCTTCTTGCTGTCGGTCTCGCCCTCCATAGCGACGAGGTAGGCGGCGGAGTAGGTTCGGGGCATAAACTCAAAGCCCGGGACCGGGTAGGTAGACACGGCCATGACCTCATAGTCGCCGTCAATGCCGTCGAAGTAGTAAAACTCCGGCGTCTCGACGTACACCAGCTTTGCCGGGTCGTTTGTGGTGTAGCCCGGCTCGCCCTCGTATGCAGTGACATGGAACGTGCGGTCTGCGTCGCGGTAGCCGTTGCAGCGGCGACGGCCTGCGAACGGGTAAGCCTTGTCGAAGTCGTTGGTGACGGTCTGGCTGCCAACACCAGCCTCCGCCGTCATGCCGACGCTGTCGTAGATGCGCTCTCCCTTGCTTGCGCTCGCGCCCTTGGGCCAGCGGACGCCGTAGATTTTGACGTGCTCTTTGCGTTCCAGTGCGGAAATACGGTCGTCCAGCTTGGTGAGGTCTGCCTTAGTGGCGAGGCTCGACGGGTCGATAGTGACCTTGACCTCGGAAACGCGGTCGATGATGGTGTTGATGTCGTAGGTCGCCACGTTGGTGATGGCCGTGCCCTCGGGGCGAATCCACTGCGGATTGTCGGAGAATCCTGCGTAGGCGTACAGAATCTCTTTGCCGTCGGTGTCCTTTGCAAAGACGCCGATTTCCTTGACGAAAAAGCCCTGCGTCACGCCGATGCTGGAAACGGTGACGACGATTTTCGCCTCGCCGTTCTTCGGGTTGTCCACGCTCTCGATGGTGGCGTTTTTCAGCTCATGCACGAGGGCGTTGAGCGTTGCCGGGGATGCAGGAGGAGTGCCGTCGCCGACCGCGACGCGGGTAATCTGCAATGCGCCTTTCTGCGCCAGCAGTTTGCCGATAAGGGCAATGCCTTTGTTGGTGGTAATAGAACCGTCCATTTAGATACTCCCTTTCTGTGCTGTCTGCACAATGTAGTGTGTGTTCTCGATGACGCCGCAGCCGGTCCGGGCTGTGTATGCTGCGGCCGCGCGCTCCTGCTGAAATGCCGGGGCGATAGCGACGAGCGTGGTCTGCGCATAGGCCGCACCGGTCCTTACGGTGCTCTCTGCGCTGTCCTCCCAGCCGCTATACAGAATCATGTCTGCGGCCGTTCGGCTGCTCTCAACCATGCCTGTGCGGGCGTGGAGCGCGTTCTGTGCGCTGCGCCGCTCCGGTGCAGGCAGGTCAACGTCCGTTTTGCTCGATTCGAGGACGACGGCCGCTGCGTGGAGCCCGGGCTCAAACGAGAGGCCGGGCTGCGGATGCAGGTCGATGCCAGTCCTGTCGCTCTGCGTGATATAGCTGCCGGTGCGCAGCTCTCCGGCTGCGCTCTGGCCGACAGGCGGCGGGGGTACAATGTCGTACCGGTTGCCCTCGAGTGCGTTCGAACCAACATAGAGCCGCTCCGAGAACTCGATTTCGATGTTTGTGTATACGCCGAGGTGCGCGGGTATCTTCTTTCGTAGGATGTAGTAATAGTCATCCTCCGGTGGCGTGTCCTTGATGTCGGACTTCACATGGATATAGACCGTTCCGCCCGCAAAAGAGACCTCACAAGTGCCCTCTGTAAAGGCTCGGGTGATGTCTTTGATTTCTCGCGCGCCGATGTGGTTGCCGCCGATGAAGTACGAGGCGACGAGCTTGCGCCGCGCCTCGAGGGTGCGCTTCTGGTTCAGAGGGATACCGAGGAAGGTTTCCATCTGCGCCAGCACATCCGTGTCCATCAGGGATACGAAGTTGTTGTTGACAACAGCGTCCACGCCGTCCTCGATTTCGTCCAGCCCGCCTCCGGCTGCGCGCCAGATAGCGTCCATCTCGAAAACGTCCCGGTAGAACACCGGGTAGAATGTTTTCAGCTCCTCGTATGCGCTGGGGAATCCGTTAGGATACAGGGTTGGTTTCACTTACTGTCACCTCCCCCAAAACAAATACCTCCTCTTTTCCGGCCTCGACGTTTGCCGTCTGGCCGTTGAAGCGGAGGTTTGCGTAGTCCAGCACTCCCAAGAGGCTGTAAATCGTGTTGCCGACCGTGCTGATGCGCAGGGTGGGCGTTTCGCTGTCGTCCGTGGTGAGGTTGATGCTCTTGATTTGAGCTTTGAGGGCCGTCTGCGCTGCACTCCTGACGCTGGCGAGGTCTCCTCCCTTTGCAAGCGTCACGGAGAAAGAGATGTTGACCCTTTTCGCCGTGGCGGATGTCGCGGTGAAGTGCGCGCCGATGTTGGCCTGTCCCTCGCCAAGGCCGGTCCCGCCCGGGTCGATGTACTCCTGTACGCGCTGCACAACAGCCTCAGACGCCGGGCCGCCCTCCGTGTCAATGAGAACGCCTTTGACCGTGTTCTCTCCCGCCCAAAGGGGAACAATGCGCGCACGGCCGACGCCGGAGATGCTCTCGCACCACGTTTTGTAATGCTGCTGGTTTCCGTTTTCTGCCGGTCCGGCGATTTTCTCCTGTACACGCTTTCGGAGGCTCTCGTCGTCCTCGTCGTCTGCGCCCGGTTCGAGCTCCTCGACGATGGAACAGGCTGTGAGACTCCGCTGCGTGTCGGTCGGCACAACAGGGGTTCCGACCGGGATGTCGTTCGCCTCCGTTCCGGCTTTCTCCGCCTCGATGTAGATGCCGAGAGCGTCATCCTGTGCCAGCACAAAATACTGGCCGCTGCAGAAGAAGCGCGTCCCGAGCTCCGGGAGCTCCCCGTCGTACTTGATGCGGTACTTTGCCGTCGCGGCTGCCTGCCGGTAAACGGCGTATTCCTCTGCCTTGAGCGTCAGGTAATCGCCGGTCGCCGTCACCAGAAACACCATCTCGAACACCTGTTCGAGGTCTGCATAGTATTTGGCAATTTTGAAAGCGATGCCTGCGACAGCATCGTAGAAGATGCTGCCCTGCCGGAGGTCGATTCCGTCCGGCGCGCGGCTCAAAATCTCCTCCAAAACCTTGTCGTAGGTCTGGGCTTCAAACACTCTATATCACCTCCTCGACCTCTGTGGTCCCGTAAATAGTGTCCGCCGTGAAGTGGACGTTGCAGGAATCCTCGTTGAACTCAAACTCAAAGTCATAGACTTTGAGAATCCGGCCGTCGCAGAGGAGTGCATCCTCCACAAGTCTCGGGATTTCCGCCCTGATAAGCTCCTCTGTCGCGCTCTCGTCCGTGACAGTGTCCTTGATTTCGCTGCCGTACTGGTTGTCGTAGACGAGGCAGTGGAAACGCGGGGTGAGGAGTGCTTTCAAAATAAACTGGTTGACGGCTTCGAGGCCGTCAACCTTTCCGACGATGCGCCCGGTATCGAGGTCGAGCTTGTAGGTGAGCGACGGCTGCTCTTTCTCCTCCTCGATGCCGGAAATGGGAATGGGAACATATACTCTGCTCATACGATAGCCCTCTCAAGAGCGTAGTAGCTCTTACCGTCGTTGAAGCGGAGAAGGTAGACAGATTCGCCCGTCTTGAGCGCATTGTAAACGGTCAGCAGACCGCTCTCGATGGAAAAGGTTTTCAGCGAGTGGATGTGTGCGCTCTCCTTGCCACTCTCGACCTTGTGATAGTCTCCCTTGGGTTCGTCTTTTGCACCCTCGAAAGGGCAGCCGACGATGCCGGTTACCGGTCCGCCTCTCGAATCGTTAAGCTGAAACTTGTGGCCGTGTGCGCCGCCCACATGGGTGTTGCTGTCGATTTTGCCGTCCGCGAGGGCGATGTCTACTTTCACTTGATAGTCGGTCAGGTTCCGGGGGATGAGGAGCGCGCTGCCAGAGATTTCGAGCTTTTCGTCGTTCTCTATCTGGATGGTGAGCGGGCTCTCTTTCGTGACCGTGCCGACAACGATGCCGCCGTCTTTCGGCAGCATGGAGAGAAAGAGCTGCTTTAGGCTCGTCGCTTCATCCGGGTTCATGTGCAGCTCCTCCTATCCGATTTGGCTGGCGTCCACCCATCCATAGACTGTGCTCTGCTTGTCCGTGTGGATGATGTGGTACGGGTGTTTTGCGTTCTTGCTCTTGGCGATGGCGGTGATTTTCGCCGGTCCCGCTTTCGGGCTATTGGTCGGAGACGTCGCGGTGGACGCAACGTACTGAGGCCCGCCCGAAAATTGGACCTTATCGCCGACGGAGTGCGAGGTCGAACTCTTTTCATCGCTCGCCTTTGCGCTCCGCTCGGTGTCTGTTGCCATGTTCAAGGTAAGGCGCATTGCATGGTAGTTGCCCTTGAATGTGTGGGTATCCTCGTCTACATAGTAGCTGTTCGAGATGCCGAGCGGCTTGATGATGATGCACAGGCCGACGCCAGAAATGACGTTTGCCTGCCCGAGGCCCTCGATTGTCAGCGTTTTGCTGGGGAGCTTCTGCTCTGCGAGCATGGATTCAGCCATGTCCGTGAGGTTCGCCTCCTCGGTGTTGCTGTCGGGCGTGGAAATGTCCTGCATGATGCCGATGGTCTTTTCGAGCTCCGTGTCCGCCTTTTCGGCAAGCACTTTGTCCTCCTTAGACAGCAGCTTTATGCGGGTTTTCACCTTCTCGATGCTGCAAGTGTAGTCGTAGCTTATAAGGTTCCGGCCGGTTTCCACCACCCATTGCAGAATGCTGTCTTTCCGCTTTATCAGGCTCAGTTTCCCGTCGGCTGACGTCACATAATGCCTGATGCCGGTGGCCTTAAACGTGAGGCTCAAGGCGTCCAAAATAACGTCGCAGGCTGTCGTTTTGGCCTTTGGCAGCTCCGAGATGACATAGCCGGTGTCGGCCACATCCTTGTACGGAATCTGGAATCGGTCGCAGCAGTCCTTGAAGATTTCGGACGCCTTTTTCTGCTTGTAGCAAAAGCTGTCTTTGTTGTTCGACAGGTAGATACCAACGTCGTAAGCCTTGATGGTCATGGTCTTTTTCGTTCTCTGCTTCTGCTGCATGATGATGCCGCGAAACAGCTCTGCGCCCTCCCAATAAAAAACACAGTGGTTTCCCTTGGTGACATCAATGCCGGAACGGGCGTGTTTCCAGCCGTCATCGTCGATAAGCGATACGGAAAGAGTGCGCGCCGGGGAGCCCTTTCGGCCGCTCCATGTCGCGCTCTCCACCAGCTCGCTCATGTCGTAGGTGGTCTCGCCTTTTGTGACGAGAAATGTAATCTTGCCCATTGCCTCACCTCACGGGAGCTGCAACACCTGTCCGGGATAAATCAAATTCGGGTTTTTGAGCTTATCCTTGTTCAGGGAATAGATTTCGTTGTACCGGCCTCCGTCGCCGAGGGCCGATTTCGAGATGTTGTAGAGGCAGTCTCCGGGCTTGACCGTGTAGGTTTTCGCCTGCACTCGGTTGTCTGTCCGGGTGGAGCCGCCGGAGACGGTCGCGGTTCCGGTCGAGCTGACTTTGACCTGCCGGATTCTGACCTCTCTGTACTCCTTGAGCTTGATTTTGTAGTAGATGCTCCCGGGGTCGCCGCCTTTTCTGTAAGGCTGCAAGCTCTGGATAGCTGCGTAGAAGTTCACGCGCGTTCCGGTAAGAATGAGATGCACCGGTTTCGCGCTGATTTTCCACTCGAAAAGCCGCTGTATCATCGCATCCGGCGACGACAGCATAAATGGCGTCTGGATGCCCGGAAAATACGCGGCCGGAAAAAAGCTGTCCCACGATACCTCCACGGCCGCCCGGTCCTGCAAAACGAGGATTTCGCCGAGGCCACTGATGGTGACGCTCGTGTTCTTCGTCCCGTGAGTGACGTCGAACTTCGTCGGCAGAACGGGAAAGCGCAGCTTCTCGCGCTCTCCGTTGTGCGTAATCCAGAGCTGCATACTGCTCTCAAAAATCATAGGCAAGGTCTCCTTCCTCGAAGATTTCGCCCTTGATGATGCTCATAAGGACCGGCTTTGCATGGCGCGTCAGAATGTCGAGGACGGATTCCTCATTCATGCCGCCGACGTCGATGGAGCCGCTGCCGTTGATTTCGATGATAATGCGCTTGACGGTCTCGCCAATGCTGGGCGCGTCCGAGGAGGAGGCCGGGGCCTCCTCTGCGGGTGCAGCCTCCTCCGTAGTCTGCGCCTGTACCTCCGGTTCGACGTACTCAATGCCGGTGGGCTGCGCATCAGAGCCCTGCCCGTCAGCCGTGAGATAGGAATACTCCTTGACGGCCTCCATGCCCTCCGGCAGGTCATTCTCCGGGAGCGGGCTTGCCGTAGGCTCCGGTAGTGCAGCAGCCGCGAACGGCGTTGCAGGAGCGTCCGTGGGCAGTTCGGGCTCCGGGGTGGTCGTCGGTACTTCTACCGTCGCCGTGGGCTCCTCGGGGCTCTCTGTGGGCTCTGCCGGGGCTGCGGTGGTATCCGGTTCCTGCTCCGGTGCAGTCGTCGCGGGCTCCTCCGGCGCGGGATTCACCTCGGCCTCCTGCACAGGGAACGCATCAGCCGGAGCCGGTACAGGCTCCTCAGCCCGATTGTCCGCAGGAGCGGCTACGGGGCTTTCCTGTGCCACTTCCTGCTCAACAGGGTAATTTGCTTCTACCGGCTCTACGGTGGCCTCTGCTGGCAGAATTGCCGCCTCCGGCGCGGTCTGTGCTTCAACAGGTGCAGGAGGTTCCGTAATCTGCTGCACAACGGGCTCCGGCTCAACAGTAGAGGCGGGCTCTCGGGCGGCCAGCGGCAAGGCCGTCGGCTCCGAGGGAGCA